TAATTCTTTCTATATTTGCTAGCATATTATCTTCTGCTTCTGCATCTTTCTTATTTTTCTCATCTAAGTAGTTATAACCTAATTTTTCAATTATAGTTTGTTCTGATAAGATAGATTGAAGCTTCATCATACTATCAATTCTTTCATCATCATTTGCTGGTAAGTTCTTAGGTAAGTCTATATCTATATCTCTAAAATCAAATTGAGTTCCTTTTTTTAGATTTATTCTATTGAAAATTAATTCCCATCTTCTTAAATATGCTTTCTTTAGTTCACTTACTACATTTGAAGTTGCCATATTCATTACATAGAACTTTCTATCAATAGCACTTGCATTTAAGTCGGTACTGTTAAATGCTAAATCACTAGTATTTGGTATTCCTGCTAATTGGAACATTAAATCAACATATGTTTTTAATATATCAGTTGCACCATTTGAATCCATTTCTTTAATTAACCAACTAACATCTCCACCTTCACCAACATAAATAGTCTTAGATTTTAACCAAGCATTATCTTCTGCTAGTCTTGCTTCATTTATTACTGGGCCACCATCTTCACCAGGTATTATCATTGGATTTTCTGGAGTATAACCTGTTATCTTCATTTTGCAATCAACATCGTTATATTGGTATGTATTACGAATATTTTGTATTAGTTGCTCGTATGCTTCAATTACATCTTCACAACTTTCAAATACTGAATAGTCTGTTTCTATGGCAAATGCTGGAACATCTCCCCAATTGTGGTTTCTAACTTCTCTTTCTACTACTTCATTTTTGTTTTTTTCATATACTCTAGTTCCATTTTTGTCAGTTAGTTCTATCATAGTAACTTGGGTATTATCTATTGTCTTTTCATCCCATACCCTTATTAATCCTGTTAGATTAGCAGGTATTTCATAATCCCATGTTGCTACAGTTTGCAATGGATCATACTTTGAATATACTATTTCATTGTTTTCGTTTTCATATATTAATTCATAACAACTTGTAAGTTCCAATATGTCATGAACTAGATTATAATGTTCTGTTGCATCATCATTGTATCCTGTAATGTAGTCAATGATAATCTCCATACCTTTTTTATAATCTTCATCTTTTTGTGATTTATCTAACAGACTTTCTAGTAATCTAACTTTGTCTTCATCAAGTGTATCAGTAACACTGTATATTGGTTTGCCACTTAGATAGCCTGTTGCTAAGTCTGTTATGTATTTTTCAAATGGTACTATTGTGTCATCAATTTTTCCACTATACATTAGTTGTGAACTTGATGCTTTTCTTGTATATTTCTCATGTAGTGATTTTCTCTTCTTTAATATTGGTTCTACTAAATCTAATAATTTTGGTATATCTTCAGCATGCAATTCTTCTAAATTTGTTATTTGTAACATTTACTGTTCCCCTTTCTTTAAAATAATTTTTTATAACTAATTTCCCAATTATTAGGTCTTTTAGTTTCATAAACACCAGTAGTACAATCTGGTGCATCATCATGTGCATTCTTACCTTCTCGTTGATATTTATTCATATCCCTATAATAATCGGGCCATCTTGTTGCCCAATTAGCAGGGAAAAACACATTATTCATTACACCTGTCGCATTTGATAATATCCTTGCAATTTTATTCTCACTTTGATGAAACCAATCTACTTTAGTGTGTCTATTGTTTCTTTTTATTAATTCGGTTTGGACATTTCTTGCATATCCCCTACCACCATTATTGCTTTCTATTTTGCAATAACCTACATTGTCTTTTGTCATCATTTCAGCTTGTGCTGGTTCAGTTACTTCCATTGGTTCTTTCGTATAAAGAACATCTAGAATATACATTTGATCATTGAAGTCTACTCCATAATCTATCGAACATAGATTATCACTACCTTCATCAGCAGTATCTGTATAATTCATGACATATTTAAAAGCCGGTGTTTTACCGACTTCGTATGTAAGAAACTTAGAATAAAGTTTACCTTTTATATCAATAGGACATTGTTGATAGTTTGCTTCAACTATGTCTTTATTCATATTCTTTGTTTTAAATTCAAAATCATCTTTAGACAAGATAGATTCACATAACATTGTTCCATCATCTTGAATTGCTTTGTAATTGATATGTTCTACATTATCAAAGTTATCTAATATATAACCTGCTAAATCATTGCTTGCCCATCTAGTCATAATTACAATTAATTTAAAACCTTTTTCAGTTCTAGACATCATCGTATTATTAAACCACTCTATATGTTTGGTTAATATGTTTTCATTGTAGGCTTCTTCAACATTTTTGATTAAATCATCTATTATCATAATGTTGCAACCAAAACCTGTCGCTGTTCCTGTTGGACTTGTTGCTAAATAGTTTGCTTCTTCATTACCTTCTAAAGCCCATTTATTCATTGAGCTTTCGCCATACTTGATTTTAGTGTTAGGATATAACTTACTGAATATACCATCCTGTTCTAATATGCTATCTCTTACTTGTTTAGCAAATGTTGTTGATAATGTTTCATTGTATGAGCCTGTCATTACTTTAGTCTTATTATTATTTCCTAATAACCATTGAACTAATAATGTTGCAGTTCTTGATTTGCCATGTCTAGGTGGCATATTTATAACTAATATCTTTTTGTCGCTATTAATAAATTCTTCTAACTTATTACATAAATCTTTTAGATACTCTCTATCTTCTCTATAGAAATCTTTAGCCTTTAACCTGCAATAATTCCATAAACTTATCTTTCTTTCAGATAATGCTTCAAAGCCTAAACTTTCAAGTTGCTTATTTCTCATTATTTATCATCTCAATAATATCTTCAGTTGATAAATTTCTTAATGGGTTATTTAAGTTCATATCTCCTTGAACTTCTACTTTTTGAGTATATACTCCATCCATTTTATTTAATATCTCTAATGCTTTTAATTTGTTAGCTACACTTTGTTCTGTTTTTGAAGTAATTAAATTAGTTAGCCATTGCATTCTATCTTGAATTGACATAATTGCTTTATCTTCACTTTTATTTTGTAATTCTTTTATATATTTTTGTATGCTATCTTTTGCTATCAATCTACTAGCATTATCTTTGGCACTCTTTTCACTACTATTTGGGTATACTTTCATATATGCTTTAGTTCCGTTCATACCATTTTTAACATACTCTTGGCAAAATAGTTTTTGTTGATTATTCATTGGCAATCACCTTCTATTTTGATTTTCTTTCAAATTCAATTATTGTTTTACATCTAGGACATTTTGTTTCTATCTTATAGTCTCCATGAAACTTTCCTTTAAACAATAATCTATTACACTTACTACATCTTTGTTCTTGCATTAGTAATTTGTATATTTCTTTTTCTCTCATTTATATCAACTCATTTGGTCGCTAAGGTGGGAGTTGCACCCACTACCTTCTGGGTATGAGCCAGATATGCAATCTGTTACACTTCTCAGCAATAATAAAAGAGACCGCAGTCTCTAGTATAGGAGGGTGAATCATTCACCACATATGGAATGTTCTATGTCTATTAATAAATACTGTACCAATATTAATTATTTTGCTTACCTAGATAGGTGGAATACTAGGTTCTATTCTCTTCCGCGATATAGACTGGAATACTCCAATCCAACTTTTCATCGTTTTTTGAGCTAATGCCACCTATAGCATTTCATTAATACCAGTACACTATCTATTAAATTTAGATAGTGCTTTGCTTTATCAGAACATTTAACTTTACGGAGGTGAAATAATCTCTTTTGATTCTTTCACGATACTAATATATACCTAAAATTTTCCGATTTTTTCCGATTTTGCATTTTCATATAACTTTTTCTTCATTTCAGCAATATAATCATATGTCCTACTTAGTGAAAATCCAATTAGCCTATTAAAATGTCTTGGCTTTCTTCCATCAATCCACTTATAGCAATATATCTTGTCATATACATCACCAGTATTTCTCATTTCTATTTCTAACTTCTTTAGTTCATAATTTAACATATCTTTAGTATTTCGACTTTGGTTGATTAATTTATCGACCTCATCCATTTCATCGGTGTAATTGAGTAAATTTAGTTCTGAATAGGTGTTGCTACTATCAACCATAACTTGCTTTATTTTAGATGAGCCTGGGATAACTGCTAATACTAATTTACTTCTTTTTTCCAATGCTTCATTGTAATTTCTTGATGCTTCTTTATATTTCTTTAATAATTCATGATAATCTAAATACATATCTTCCCCTTTCCCCTTTTTATTTCAACCAAAACCCTAATAATTAGTCTTCAAATGCTAAGATTAACCCCAAATATCCTAATATATAACCTGGTATAATTCCAAGTTCACTAAATAAAATCCTAATTAC